CTTCCAACGTGGCAAGGCATCCAGTTCGACACTGATCCAACCGTCATACTCGACCTAGACCATCCAGACCCCAACGATCCGAAGCACATCAAACAGATCATAGCTGGCAAGAAGCCTCCTCACGCCTATGCAATCGTGGAAGTGCCTGACGACGAAGTAGACGCCAGAGGCAAGATCAAACGCGACTATCTCAAAGTCAAGTACAAGGGCTCGAAGTGGGAGAAGCATGAACCGGACATAGGGAACGAGGAATTGGTATGAGCAAACGAAACCTGTTTGAGTACCGGAGCAGCCAAGGCACCGGCCTAGTCCTAGAGATGAGCGGCCAAATCCGAGACTGGCTTATGACCGCTTTCGTGCGAAACCTACATCTGACTGGAGAGGTTCGCAGCCAGAAGCTGACCGCGACTATTCGCAGCCTCTACCTGTCTGGAGAGGTTCGCACCTTGAAGATGGATTCAAACGTACGAACCTATTATTTGGATGGAACAGTTGAAGTGGTGAAATAGAATATGCCCGTACATCCGACCGAAACGCTGGAAATCCACGAGACCATCAAGGATTTTGACCAAGAAACCCTGATCGCCCCTGACAGCCACAGCATCAAAATCTACAACCCCAGCGGCACCCTGGTAACCACGATCACCAACCCGGATGAGGAAGAGCCCGGCATCTACAACGCGTACTACACGCTGGCTGCCGACGCGCCTGTTGGACAGTGGTACTATGTCTGGACCGCAACCAAGAACATGTACAAAGGCGTGCACAAGAAAGTGTTCGAAGTCGAAGAGTTATGAGAGAAGTGAGTGAAAGTGGTTAGACCAACCTTCGCATTCGGGTCGACAAGCCGACAAAGAGCCCACGACCTGCGAGACACTGCAGTCAGCAGCAAAGCCTACATCGACTCCATCTACCCATGGTGGTGGGACGAACGAGAGTTTCCCCGAAGAGCGGTCATGACCGAATGGTTCTACAATCCGCTCAAAGGCCAGCCCCGCTACGTCGACGTCTACCATCTCCGAAACATGGCCGCAAGCGAATGGGTCCACATGTGCACAAGCACCATCATCGAAGAAGTGTGTCAAGTCCCCTGGGAGCTGGTGCCCAAACGCCCAGAGCTACGTGAGTCGCCGCCCGAACAACTCCTCTGGCAGATAGAGGATCAGACCGAATTCTTCAACCGCTGCAACGAGAACAAGGAAACCCTGACTCACATCTTGCGAGCCCTGCTTCGAGACAGCCTGGAGCTGGACGCAAGCTGCCTCGTGAAAGGCTTCAGCGAACGCAGCTATGAACGGGTGCCAGAGGGCGGCTTTATCCTCAGACCCCGAGGCCAGCGAGAACTTGTGGAGCTGTTCGCTCGAGACGGCGGCAGCTTCATGAAGGAAACGGACGTGAACGGCATCGAGCGCCGCTTCTGGCAGTACTCGTACCTGCACCCGGCCGTCGCCCCGATCGAGTTCGACACAGATGAGATCGCCTACGGCACGCGATATCCCCGCAGCTACAGCGTCTACGGCTGGTCCGAGCTGCAGAGCATGGAGACGATTCTGAACTGCCTCATCAACAGCGCTTTCACCAACGCCACCATGTTCCAAGAATACGCCGTGCCCTCGGGCGTCATCAGCTTCCAAGGCTCTCTCGAGGACGAACGTAGGCTCAAAGAGTATTTCACCACCGAGATCAAAGGCCGCTTCCACAAAGTGGCCGTGCTCAACAAGGACGCCACCTTCACGCCCATCACCATGTCGAACCGAGACATGGACTTCATCAACATGCAAAAGTGGTTTAGCAGGCTTTGCTGGGCTCTGTACAAGCTGACGCCGACCGAGCTGGGCTTCCAAGACGAGATCCGAGAAACCGGCAAGGCGATGGCTGCGCAAAGCAAACTGCAGAAACGGAAGGCCGTGATGCCTGCGCTCAAGCTGATCGAGATCGTGATCAACACGCAGGTCCTCAACGAGTTCACTGACGACCTGATCTTCCAGTTCCAGTACACAGACAAAGAAGAGGAATACGCGTGGGACGAGCTGTCACTCCAGCAGCTTGACCGAGGACTCGTCACAATCAACGAGCTGCGCAAGCGCCGGAAAATGGGTGCGCCAGTCGGCTGGGGAGACCTGCCTTTCCAGCTCACCCTTGCAGGAGCTCGGCCGCCAGCCATGGGCGCACCGCCTGGGCAGCAGTCTCTCGGAGAAACCGACATGCAGGACAACGACATGGGCAAGCAGGTGTGGGGCGGCCGCAGCACCGAAGAATACGACTTCCGAACAGACATTCCTCAGAACGTTCGCGCGTTGAACCCGTCCAGCGGTCGCTACGAGCCAGTGAAGATAGGTAACAAGTTTGACAAACGTGAACTTGAGAAAGCCGTGAGCCTCATCGAGAAGAGCTTTCAGTACCGTCTGCAGGCGCCCCGAAAGAAGCCGCTTGACCCCTACGAAGTGCACCTAGTGCAAAACCAGATCGCCAGGCTCAAAGCGGCGATCGGAAAGATCCGCTACCCCATGGGCGCCCTAGGACCGATGGGCACCAAGCCCGACCCGCCCAGTCGAGACGGCATGCTGCTGCCGGGCGAACAGAAGCCTCGCGACGTCGAGAAGCCTCTTGGACCGAACCAGACTCCAGCGCCTTACCGCACCGGACCCTACGATCGATACCGGGGCGGAGAACAGCCAAGTAACGAGTTTGCAGGCGGACACGGAGCGCACAGGTGGGAAAGAGACAACACGAACATGCGAGTCAAGCCTAGCGAACGAACGGATCCACGTGGCCTAGCACCGCCTCGGAAGCCCACAGTGCCTTATCTTGACGCAGAATACCAGATCGTGCCCACGCCGAAGATTCCAGTCGGACCCAAGTACCCCCGAGACGTGCCCCCAGTGCACGGCGCCACAGGCATGCCTCGCAAGCCTCTCACAGACGAGGAAGAAGGCGACCAAGTGGATGAGTTCACTCCTGAGGGTGTGAGGCCGAAGGGATGGGTAACTATTGGCGGTCGGCCTGTGCTCATCGGAGAAGAAGATGAAGACGGAGCGGAAGCAGGAAAAGCGCCAAAAGGCACCAAGCTGGAAGGCACCTATTACCGAGGCAGCACCGATGGCAAATATCGAGAGTTCAGCTACTTCACCAAGGAGCAAAGGGAAGCGCAGGTGTACGCTGAGGCGAAGGGCGGCAAGGTGTCCGAACACGATATCAAGGCGCAGAATGCTTTGAAGGCAAACGACATCTGGCACGCGGGAAAGAAGCTGGGCATTCCATTCGACCGAGACAAAGATGACCCTACGAAGGTGCGGCTGCAAATTCTGAATACCGCTAAGAAGCAAGGCTACGATGCCATCGATATGGACACTTGGACTGTCGCTATCAAACCTGATGTGGTGAAAGAAACTCGAATCTTGAAGACCAAGATGACTCCGCCTCTGCCGAGCATGGGCGGCAGCAAGTACCGTCAAGTCAAATTTCTTCGTTCAATCATGCCTGAGAAGCTGGGGCTGTACGTGGAGCCTTTCGCAGGCGGCGCCGCCCTGTTCTTCGGGCTGCCTGAGAAGCCTGCGCAGGCGGTGCTGAACGACAAGGACCCGTCTTTCCCTACGTTGTGGCGATGGATCCAGCAAGCCACACCGGAGCAGATCGAGGACCTAAAGAAGCGTCCATGGACGGCTGAGCGAGACGACTTCTTCCGGGCTAAGGACGAGTTCAAGCCCCGCAGCCTTCTTGACCGGATCTGGCAGATCCTGTACGTTACGAGACATAGCTTCAGGAACAGCAGGCGCACTTGGCGAGGCGAAGACCGAAAAGGCACTCACAGAAACGGCATGCCGCAATGGATCAACAGGATCGACCAGTACCGGGAGCGGTTGCAAGGCGCCACGATTGAAAACAAGGACTGGAAAGAAGTCATGCAAGAGCACGATGGGCCGGACACGTTCTTCTACATTGACCCGCCCTATGAGCAGGAGTTTGCTAGGCAGCTGCCGGCGGTGCTGGACCGAACCAAGGGCAAGTGGCTGCTCAGCTTCGGAGAAGACGAGACGCTGCAGCGAGAGCTGGAGAAACGAGGCTTCCACGTCAAGGCGCTGAACGTCACCAACATGATCAACAAGCCTGATGCAGCCACACGCACCATGCGCCAGGAGATGCTGGCCGCCAACTACCCGCTCGAGTTCGATGGCGACGTCACCTTCAAGTTCGTGGACACCGACGTCAGCATGAAACAGCTGTTCTTCTCTGAGGGACGCGTGGTGACCAAAGGCGTGCATGACCATGAGCAAGCCCTCTCAGACAGATTGAAGCTGCTGATCCGACAGGTGCACACCGGCGCCCTAGGAAAAGAGCAAGCAGCCATCGAAGCCAAAGCAGCGATCGACCACCACATTCTGCAGGGCGTGAAAGAGGCGACTGAAAGCGCCGTCGCCCGACAGCTCAAGAAGGAGCAAGTGACCTTGCCGCCGGAAGCCATGGCTCGAATAGAACGCCAGGCGGCGCAGCACATGGAAGACTTCATGCGAATCTTGGGAGATGCAGAGAATGCCCAAAAGTAGGAACCTATGGACGCGCATCAAGCGATGGTTTCATGAGCGCAGATTCAAGGCGGTCTATCCTTGGTGGTGGGATAGGCCTACTTCGCAGTGACCTGACTCAACTCGTCTGGGAAGGTCAAAGGGGGTGAATCAAGCGAAATGTCAGTTGAAAACCAAGTCGGAGAACTCGCCAAGATACTTACGCAGGGCTTCTTCGGATTAGTTGGTCTTGCGTTCACTGTTCGGGCGGTGGTTCGGGCTTTCTACCCACGGGGCAAGTAAGCCTAGCGCCATGCCTGTTGAGCATCCCCCTTTTTGAGGAACCGCCGTGAAAGGGTGCCTTGGAGTGTGCTACATATAGCTGAAGAACCGGATTTCTGGAAGAGCCTAGATGGGCTGCTGATGCGCATAGATCTGCTGGCGCAGAACCTCGCCTGGAAGTCCTACAACGAAGCCATGCAGGAAACCCTGCGCTTCGAAGGCGTCACCTGGGTGGAATGGGTCTCAGACTACACGCAGGACCCGGCGAGAGGACCATGCCTCTACTGTGATTCGCAGTCCGGACGCCGCTACCGCCTAGGCCAGTTTCTGCCTTCGCTGCCTCATCATCCGAACTGCCTACCGGGGAACGCTCTTGTATCGTCCAGTCACAGGATCACGGGTGCTACGAAACGGGCATACGATGGAAATGTTCTCATCATCCAAACAGCCACGGGTGACCCTCTTTCCGTCACGCCAAATCACCCTATACTCACACCGCATGGATGGGTTCCTGCCAGCTTCCTGAATAAAGGCAGCTACGTAGTCTGCCAGCGCAGAAGTGAGTCTATCTTGTCCAGTAATGGGAATCATCAACAGATGCCAACCCCTATTGAGAATGTAGCGAATGCGTTTCTCATGATGCCGACGACGCTTCGCAGCAAAGTGCCAACCGCCGCCAAAGATTTCCATGGCGACGGACGGAACGGCGAGGTCGCAATTGTAGGGACCAATCGCCACTTGATGCCTAACAGAGATGCCTCGGTCAACAAGCATCTGCGCAAATTGGCGTTCATGGAGAGAGATGCCGCTCTGATGGGTCTCCACAGTCTTGGCCAATTGCAGTTTCTCAGAAAGACTCTTCTTTCGACCACGAGTAGCATCATGAGCCGCACGAACCTGTGCAGCTCGTTGCTCGGGATTCATCTGGCGCCATTTCAGGAGTCCTGCTTCATGGCGACCACGGATCGGTACGTTGGCTTGAATCAGACGCGCTCGAACCGTTCCTCGGTCGACCTTGAAGTGCTTCGAAACCTTCTTCTCCGAGATGCCGGAAACATATTCTTTGATGAGATTGTCGATGTCGGCTGGAGAAAGTTTCATGGTCACATCTACAACTTAGAAACATCGGCGGGCTATTTTAACGCTTCCGACATAATCGTCTCTAACTGCAAGTGTGACTGGGCTCCAATTCTTCCGACAGAAGAGGAATATGTTCGCAAAGGCATATTTCCCTAAGACATCTCTCAAGTGAGTTTCCGGATGCCTCTCCAAGAGAGAAACAGAAACCACAGGTGCCATATCCATCCGCCGTCCCTGTGAACGGACAAGAAGTCTCCGTGGGCGGGGTACAGGTGAGGCTCCCAGCCAAAGTTTATGCCGATCTCAAGTCGCTCAAAGGTGAAGTGCATCGAGAAAGGCTTATGCAGAATGACCAGCTTCATTTGATTTCAAGCAGCTCCCTACTCAAGGCGAGGAGAGTTAAGGCAGTTGCGATCGCAGGCAAGGCGGCCCAGAGAAAGGCGGCGACAAGGTACAGCGGCAAAGGCACTGCGTAGGGCTCAAGCCCGGTCAAACCTTGTGCCCCCACAGTAGCTGCAACGCGGCTGAGCATACACGTAGTGAGTGCCACAACGCCTACACTTGAAAACCATCAAACTTCACCTGTGTGAAACGGCGGGAAGAGCCGTTTCAGAAGCTGGTCAAACTCACGCACCGCATCCTTGGCCTGAGTCAAACAATCTTGGTAGTACTGGCAGGGTTGGCATTCGGTGAGACCAAATTCCTTGCAGCCCACAATTTCCTGCGGCGTCCTTTTCATCACGCTTTCACCTTGCCTGTTCCTTGCCCCGCGGGGTCCTTATGGGCTGTTGTGTGTCACCGCCAGACAGACAAGCCTCTTCTTTCGCAAGCCGAAGTAGCACAAAATCGTCAAAGTCTGGGCCGTACCACTTCTCCAGCAGGGCGATCACCTCTTCCCGGGAACACTCACCATCGCTCCTAGCTAGGTCCTCAGTGATGTCCGCCTTTCGGATAGGTGTGCGCTCAATCACCATTGTGCGGAAGCGCTGTTTGGGGCTACGAATCTTCGGACGAGCGCCAAGCTGATAGAGGCGAGTGTTCTTGCGGATAGTGGTGAACACGGGCCGGGAGAGCTTGGCGTACTCTCGAGTGAACCTCATCTCAGGAAGCCTCTTCAACCTCAATTTCCAAGATGAAGAAGGGATATCGCTTCCCTTGTTCTTTCCGCATTTCAGTCATCTCTGCCAACTTCTTTTCTGCCAACTCTTTCGTAGAGTAAGTGCCCATCAAATAGGTAGGATCGCCAGCGAAATGCGGTGATTCACGAATCTGGTAGACCTTGAACATCTATCTCAAGCCTCTTTGTCAACGGTGAAGTGGAACTTGTCTGAGTAGCCGCACTCCGCAACCTTCCTACGCAGCTTGAGCCACTGCCATCGAAGCCACTCCAGCATCTGGAGAAAGCGCAGCCGCCAAATCAGGCGTCGCCACCAAGACTTGCTGTCGTACCAGTACCGGCCGAACCGGGTGGCAGGGTCGCCCCAACTGCACGCCAAAGCCGCCCTGCCGAAAGGAACGCCCTTCAGAAGGTCCCGCTGGAAAGCTCGTTCAGCGTCTGCGCGGAGCTTGATCTTTCGGCACAGATCCTTCCTTCGCTGCCTGCTCATTCCTTCAAGAACCCCCATCTCTCCATAATTCTGTTGACTACGCCGCTCACCAAGTGCTTCATGCGGTCATAAAGGGATGCTTGATGTCGGCAGCGCTGGACATGGCTGAGAAATATGCCACAAGGCGTGTCTCGAGGAAAGACTTGTCCGCAGGTTCTGCAGGAGCGGTCCTTCTCGAGTTTCCATTTACTCGGCAAACCCCATCTGTACTCCGTCCAGCCGCTCCGCATCAATCTTCTTCAGGTGACGCCGGCGCTCATAGTCCTCTAGAAAGCGCACATGGTTGACCTGTGTATCTCCCGGCGTGATGGCTTTGTCCAGCTGCACCTTCCGGTAGCCAATCGTCCACTTTCCTTCTCCCGCAGAAATCGGGTCCACGGGGTAGAAGCGTCCGCCCATGAACCACTTCAGCTTCAGCCGGTGCTTCTCCGCCACCAGTTCGGCTTTCACAACTGCCTGGGTGATGGAGTCTCGAACTTCATATCCGCCGCCGAGAGTGTAGCTGCCGCACGCACGCTGCACCGATCCGGATGCTTCCACGGTTCCAGCTACGTCTAGGCCGTCCACGAATTCCTTGTGAGCTTCCTCGCTGAAGCCTTCTGGAATGATGGTGTCGACCGTGAAGTATGCAAATACTTCAAGGCTGCCCTCGGGCGCCAAGGTGACAGGCTTCTTCAGCTTCTGTCCAGTGTTCACATTGTCTCGCTGGAAGATCCTGCGGATACCTATGTGGTCGCCTAGCAGCACCGAATCTTTCCAGCAGAGCTCTTTCAGGATGCCCGCTGGGACGGTGCGATTTACGCCAAGGCGCCCAGCTTCCTTGCTGAAGCGGTCCCTTGTGTAGATGCGGCTGGTCACAATGGTCAGCCAATACTCGTATGTCTGAGAGTCCATCATGCGGTCACCATTCCGACGCAGGCCCCGATCCACACGTCGCCATCCTTCAAGACAAAGGCGATCTTGTCTCCGGTCTTCAGCTTCAGCCGGTCGCGCACGTCCTTGGGGATGGTGACTTGGCCCTTGCTCGTGAGCTTTGCCAGCCCAATCACTTTCTGCTTCTCAGTCATGGTCCCGCCCCCGCAACATCAGAAGCTCATCAGCCCACCACTTCGCCTGCTGCGCAGCCCAATCTTGCACAGCTCGGCGAATTGTCAGCTGCATCAAAGCACCCATCTTTCATTCACCGGTCTCCATGCCAACTCAAGTCGGGCTTTCGGCTGTTCGGACACTTTGAGTTCAAGCAGTGTGGTGGGGGCGGCTCTTCAAATAAGACCCAGCCGCAAGAACATCTTTGTTTGCTCATTTCAGTCGCCGAAAGTAAGGAGAGTAAGGAGAGCCTTATAAGGATTTGTGAGTAACAATGATACAGCCATGTTTCCCGACCAAGCGCGATACGCAGGGCGCACAGAAGCGCCCGTCCACATCTACCGGTGGGAATGCTTCAGCTGCCCAGAGTACCGCATTAACCTGTTCGGCGGCCTCAGGCTTGACGACGACCCTACCCCTGTCCCCGCCTGGACCTGCCTTCTCCAAGCCGCCGGCAAGCCCTGCAAATTCGATAAAGTCCCTGAACGGCGACCGTCGCAGGAAGCTGTCGAGCCGAGACTGCCTGCTGATAAAGCTGTGCTCAAAGACGGCGAGTTTAGGCTACCTGGCAAAGTCCTTTCAGATAAGCAGCAAACACGTCCAGACAATCCTTAGGCGCCCCGGCGGGCTCTGCAGGACCTGCCAAAAGTGGCGGGAGAAAGGCGACATCGTGCTCTCTCAAGACGGACAGGACATAGAGTGGGAATGCGACGGCTGCATAAAATAGGTAACGATTCAGCCTCTTTTTGTGGGTAATTCGCCCAAAAACAGTTCAGATATGGCCCCTAGGCCCATTACTTCTCTGTTCAAGTCATAGAAGGAGAGGAAACGCTATTCCTGAAAGACCGCCCAAACGGTGGTTCCGACAGACTCTGCGTGACGTCAAGCAGAGCCTGCGCGAGGCTCATCCTGACTGGAAGCCTGATACGGTTACGGAGCGTGCTCAAGCCACAGTCGGCGATGTCTGGCACAACAAGCTGGACGAAAAGAAGAAGCGAGAGATTCTCCGGCGAGAAGAGAAAGGAATCGGAGAGGCCCAGGTGGCGGTCGTTCGAATGCTCATGAGCCTGAAAGGGCTGCAGGAAGAGTTCGAGAAAGAGCGCCGAGAACACATGACCATGAGCGACCAACAGGTCGCGCAGATAGTGCGGGACCACGCCACTCGAGCGGGCATGGGCCGTGAGGCAGCGGAATGGTCGCCGGCCCGAACCAAGAGCTTTCGCCCCATGGTCTCGAGACGATACGCGCTCTTCATGCCTGCCAGACTCAAGACGGTCGGGGATCCACACACCGGCCAAGTCTACGTCGAGGGGTACATCAACATGCCTGTCAAAGACTTGCAGGGGGACCTTCTTGAGCTGCCGGCGCTGCATCAAGCCCAAGTGGCCATGATTCAGCCGCCTCACAACCTTGTCTGGCTGGACCACAAGTCGCCCTATGCAAGCCCGATGTACAATGATGCTCCACCGATCGGCCGATTCATCAAATCCAAGATCGTGAAGATAGGGTCGACGCCGGCGCTTTGGGCCCGCATGCTCATGAACAAGGCGCACCCCGACTTCCAGCGCACCTTCTACGAACTCAAAAACAAGTTCCGCAATGCCTTCTCGATGGAGTTCATTCCTCTTCCTGGCTGCGAAGTGCTGAAAACCGTGGGCGACAAGATCGTGAACGCCATCAGCGGCATCAAGTACTTCGCAACTTCACTCGTGCGGGCGCCTGCCAACGAGGGCGCGACTACGACTCGCGTCTATGTGAAGGCGTTCGCTAATTCATCCAAGTTCTGTCCAGTGCTGCTCAAGGGAGTGGGCTGGACCGGACAAACTGTAATGAAAAGGAGAAAATAACTTTGAAAACCTTTCGATTCCGAAGAAAGGACCCAGATCCAGACCCTGACCCGGACCCTGATCCGGATCCCGATCCCGATCCCGATCCTGACCCTGATCCTAGCTTCCCTGCTGAAAGACGGGACTTCGACCGCCAAACAGGCACCACCGCAGCCGAGCGGGCTTCAACCGGCTTGGGCGAGTGGGGAGATCCCATCCAGCGAAGGGGGGGCAAGGTACCAGGAGAGGAAGAGGAAGAGGAGCTGGAAGAACGAGTCAAAGGACTGGAGACAATGATGGCAACAGTAGCAAAGAACATGGCAGTCATGGGTAAAGGACTCGGAGTGATAGGCAAGGCACTGGGCGTGCCGATCGATGTCAAAGGCATCGATGAGGACACGCTGGAAATCTTGGGCGAGAAAACCGCCTCAACAAGTCTTGAAGAGCAGGACTTTGGAGAGGTTGTGTACGGCCCCATGGGCAAGCCCAAGAAGCAGCGCGTCATCACCGCCATAGAGTCAGACGACCCTGGGGTTGACGAAGTGGACACGCAGGAAATCGGAGCCAAAAGCCTCGGACGATTCGTCGTGAAACTCGTCAGGAAGACGATAGGCGACGAATTGGCTAGGCAGCGAATACTCCGGAAAGGATTCAACGAGGAATCCGGACCTATGCCTGAAGGCATCAGAGCAGCTCAACGCATCGCTAACGATGACGGCTCAATCGAGAGCCAGCTTGACATCATCGACGCATACAGAGGTTGATGAAAGATGGCAGCTACAGATCTAAGTGAGCAGGCTTTGAGAATGCAACTGGCGCACCCCGCGTACCGCGACAAACACATGTCGCCTCAACAGGTCGCTCAGCTGAGAGAAGCGTTCCAATTCAAGCCCGTTCAAGTCGCTCAGCCAGGCTTCTCGCCCACCCTCAAACAAGTGAGGGCGGTGGGCTTCGGCCCAGACGAGTCAGCCCGCTGGGAGCAGATGGCCCGTCTCATGGTGGGTCCCGCGGCTGTGCCAGACGGCACACCGATCTATTTGGGACTCAACGGACGATGGGTCAAGGACCCTCTGACGGGCCGCATTGTCACTCGAGACGACTTCCGTCAAGGCTTCTGGAAGTGGACTAGAAACGGCATTCAGGCGCCTCAGCTACGCACCAAAGGCTACCTTGACTCCACGGCAGCCATAGTGCACACCACGACCGACCAGGAGATCATCGACACGACTCGGAAGGAATGTCCGATCATGGAGCTTGTTCCGCAGGAAACTTCCCGGGGCAAGGTCGCATCATACGACATTCTGACGGCTCGTGCCGCAGCCATATTCACCACGGAGACAGTCAGCACCATCACGCCGGGAGATGACACGTACAAGAACGCCACGAAGACCATCGGCATCTTGATCTCGCCAGGCGGATGGACCGACGTCGCCATAGCCACGATGGGCAGCCAGTACCCGAGCCGAGATGCGAGGGCGCTGGAAGTCCGGAACAAGACTTGGAGCTTGAACGAAGCGTGGGAGAACGAGATCCTGAACGGGTCTTCAAGCCTGGGAGCCTCTTCGAACGGCTTCGTAGGCATCCGTGCGGAGATCTACACCACGCAGACCGTGGCAGGCTTGCCTTCTGGTGAGGCTGATCAGAACTACGACAAGAACAACAGCGACATTGACGACACGGATATTGACAAGGCGATTGCAGACGGAGCATCTCGAAACGTGAAATACAACCTGTGCATAACTGACCTGTGGACTTGGCAGAAAATCAAGCAATTCATGATGGGAGTCCTCATGTATGTGAATCCGGAAACGGAGATCGCGTGGGGACTGAAAGCGCTGGCTTGGCATACGCCCTACGGCACAATGCCGATAGTGGCAAGCAAGTTCATGCCTGTGACAGCGGCCGCTCGTGAAGTGCTTTTCTTGGACACCAAGTTCCTCGCCCAAAGAATGCTGTTGGACTCGACCATGGAGATGCTTCCGAAAGCAGCTTTGAGTCAGCCGTTTGTCATCAAGAAGTTCGCCAACATCATCGATAAGACTCAGGCATACGCGCAGACATACAACAACAACAGCTGGCCCGTCACAACGACCGGGACCTCGAAGATGGCCCGGATCTACGGGATCGCATAGCATAGGCAAAGGAGAGGCTGAATTTGACCGGAACCGCAGATCTCTGGTATAGAAGCGTTCAGATGCGTGCAGGGCAAACCTTCGGCTCACTCGTGAGAGCCGAAACCGCCATGCTATTCGACAAGGTCATCTACATTGACACGGAGCGCGGCGCAGACGGCAACCCGGGAACCACGCTGAAGAAAGCCTGTAAAACCATCAACGGAGCGGTGGACAGGTGCTACGGCGGAGACAATGACTCCGCCAAAGGAAGGCACTTCGCTCTAGTGCTTCAAGGCAGAACCACAACCGGCCTAGCTCAAACAGCGATGCAATCCCTAGACGTAGAAGGGCTGCACCTGATTGGAGCAGGCTCATGGTTTGGACACGGCGGGGGCGGAGACTCCTGTCTTGTCTGTGGGCCTTCAACTGGCTATGCCAGCAAGACCGCCCTCAAAATCACGCGCAGCAACTGCAGCGTGGAAGGCATCAAGTTCTACATGCCCTCAGAATACGCCTTGGGCTCAGAAGAGTCCTACATCTACTCCACGAACCCGACCGACCTGGCGATCGTGAACAACCAGTTCATCGGAGCCAACGCTAACGGAGACATCACCGGCATGTACAGCAACGGCATCCTAATCGAAGGAGCCGAGGCACCAGTCATCCTCAGAAACCAGTTCCTCTACTGCTACAGAGCAATCAAGGCAGGTGCAGGATCCAGCCGATACTTCCACAAAGCCATCATCGATGACAACCGCATGTTCAGCTGTGGCAAAGGCTTCTATGCCTACGATACCTACACGCTTGAGTGCGACATAAACCGCAATGCGATTCTGCAGAAGTCACCAGGCGGAGTAGGCTACGGACACACTCTGACAGGCGGCATAGACTTGGGTGGAAATCCGAGCGGAAACTTCATTCGCAACAACGATGTGGGGCACGCAACCTCGACCACAGCCTACGTCAAAGGCTCAGGAACCAACTACTGGAGCAACAACTACTACGCGCTGTCGGGTGGAACCAAGTACGCTGAGGAGTAGATCGAAATGCCACCTAAACCAAGAGCCACAAACGATGAGCCGGATGAGCAGCCAACAAAGCGGACGAAGGCCGTTGAGCATGTGTTCACGGAGTACGCCTGCGACTGCGGCGCCAGTTGGCCTAAGAGCCAAGGCCCAGTCTGCCCCGAATGCCATCCGAAACCAGCAACACCGGCGCCTGCAAAGACGCCGCCTGCATAGTCTAAAGTCTCAGAAACTGATATCCCGCCTTTCTTTGGGATCCGTATCGATCCGACCGCGAGAGATGAGTGAAAGTAATGGGAGAATACAAGGCTGAAATCGTACCTTCACCGGACGACGCAGCCAAATTCCTCAACAAGCATGATCCGACCAGCATCATCGCAGTATTTCCATGGTCGGATAAAGGAATAGCAATCATCTATGAGAAGTGAAATTGATGACGACCACATACGGTCAAATCTCAAATTCAACCGTCGCAGGCCTCATCACCGCCCTGAATGCACTGGCCCCCACCGGGGTCACAAGCATAGTGTATGCGAAGGGCCGAGGCTACACGGCGTTCTACTACGTTACCAGTTAGGGGGTTCAAACCCACGGTCACAGGCGACTACTGCTCCATAGCAGAGGTTCAGGAGTACCTGACCGATCTGGACCTCGAAGATGTTAGCGATGAGCCTGAGATTCAGAAGCTCATCAACCGAGCCATGGACCACATTGAACGGTTCTGCAGAAACAAGTTCAGGTCCACCCCGCTGACAGAGAGATATGATGGAAGCGGCCAACAGAAGCTGATCCTGCGCCACTGGCCGATCATCTCTGTGACTTCGGTGAAAATCTACAACTACAACAATCAGCTTGTCAGGACTGCTGCGGAAGCGGATTTGATTTTGGATAAGGAGATCGGCACGATCGCGCTGCCCCCCATCAGCTATTGGTTAAGCCCTCGCTGGCCCTCAAGCGCCTTCTCTTGGCCTTATCTTAGCACCTCAGGGTATTTCCTGCGAGGAAGCGAGTTTGACTACTACAACACGTTCGGCAAAGGCATCAGCAACATCGAGGTCGTGTACACCTACGGCCATGAGACCACGCCCGAGTCAATCAAAGATGCATGCATCAAACTTGTGGTCATAGACCTGCTTCGGAAGAAAGGGGTCGCAGTCGCCCAGGGCACCACGGCCACCACGCTTGCAGGAGTCTCAGAAACTTATCAGTCGAGCCCCTATGAGAACCTGATCCGGCAGCTGCAGGAAGACATAAAGCGGGATCTTGCAGGATACGTCTCGAGGCCGGTGGGAGTGGTATGACGCTGCTGCAGCCGGACATGGTGCAGGAGTTCTATGACGACCTTAAGGCAGACGCAACCCTAAGCGCCATCCAAGGCCTGCTGATCGAGAAGCGTCGCCGCCAGGGCGCCATTGACAAGACGGGGCGGCTTCAACCGAACCAGCTGGTCATCATCAGAAAGGAACGCTGTGGCACTTCACAGTGGTGCAATGGCGGCGCCATTCTCTCAAACCTAGACTATATCGGAATCGACATAATCTGTAAGACGGGGAAGAATGAGGACACTGATGCCCGGGACCTCTGCAAGGTTATCCACGACCGAATTAACGCCTACCTGTTCTCCGCCAGCTTCAATGGCACAGGCTGGAAGGAGCATAAGCTGGTGAGCGACCGATATCCAGTTCCGCCCACGAAGATGCTGGCGTACAACACGCTCACCTTTGAGTGCCTAGTCATGTCCGGAGAAGCATGAAAGTGATATCGTTATGACGACGACAATAGGATCCGCAACGAAGACTGCGACAGGCAAGGTTGCGAAACTCTACGTGACGCTGGGCATGACCGAGTATTTTATCGCGGCAGGTAAGAACTGGACCATGGATATGGGCTACCAAGAAATATTGGACTATGTGAACGGTAGCCAGGTTCCATGGGTGCTCACTGGCGGACTAGACGGTCGGTTCGAATTCGAGTGGCTGTTCACTACGGATGCGCTTCTCGCCCTCATATCGCCAGATAACACCACGTACGAGCTGCCTGAAGTCACGATCAAGGCAGATGATGTGGACACGCAAGCCAGCCCGGTGATCAAACGCGTCACCGTGACCGCTAAGATTTTCAGGCTGCGAAGAGTAGGAGAATCCGGCGGCGACGGCTCAGTCAAACTTACCGGAAGCGGCAGATTAACCTCAAAGCCACAGTTCGGTCCCTAAGTGATACACTTGTCTGTGCAGCTTGAGATGAGTGGCGTAGACGAGGCAATCGCTGTCTACGGCACAGCCGAGCCTGAGATTCATGACGCCATCGCAGAGGAATTCCAAGCCTTAGCGCCAGAGATTGAGCAGTACGCAAAGCTACTGGCTCCGGTGCGCACCGGCGCCTACCGAGACAGCATCTACTGCTGGGCAGACGACACCACACTGGAGCTAGGCACCTTAAGCGAGTACGGACACATCATAGAGGGCGGCAGCCTGCCCCATGTGATTGAACCGGTCCGAGCCAAAGCGCTGCACTTCTTCACGCCGGAAGGCAAAGAAGTGTTCGCCAGGCGAGTGCTTCACCCGGGCACCTTGCCGTACCCAGTGTTACATAATACATTTATGGCAAAGATGTTTGACATCATGCTGGCGGTCGATCGGGCGATTGAAAACGTGCTGGATCGATATCCCAGCCCATATTACGAGCCGTAGGGGGTGAGATTCCTTGGGACCACCTAAACTTGACATTGAGAAGGAACAGGCCAAGATTCTGGCTGCGCTGGAGAAGTCGGACAAAGAGCTGGCGGAAGAGTCTGAAGCCATGCAAGGGCTCTTGAAGAGAATAGTCATTATTGATTTGAAGATGCTGGATCAGGAAGAGCCGGTGTCGGTTAAGGCTCGGCGGCTGCTTGACCCGCAGCTGAGTGAGCTTCGAAGCATGGCTCGGAAGATAAGCCCCGACTTGACTGATATGGAGAAAGCGTGGACGGTGCAGCTGTCTGAAGAGCAGCTGGCGCAGTTCGGAGAAGTAATGGACCGATGCATCCTACTGGCTACGGGCCACACGGCTGAAACAATGCCTCTCAGCGAAGCCTTGAAACGCACCCTGTTCATGAAGATCCTTGAACTCAGCCAGGTGAGTGACAGCCAGCTGGAAGACATCAGAAAATTTCGTCCAAAGCCCTAGAGGCTTCCTGAAATGCGCCATAGCGTTCGAGGTGTTCCATCGGTCCCTGAATGAGCTCAGCCACCTTTCAGAGCAAGAATGGGCGCTGGCTGCAGAGTACCTTAGAGAGAAATTGGAAGTGATCAAACCTGTCAGCAGGACCTGAACGAATACTGCGGGTCACCGCAGTGGCTTCAAGAATGGCTGGTCTCACTGAAGTCGCTCAAGCCTTGAGCATGGTTCGGCTTGGTATGATGGCGACTCGAGTAGCTGGCGCAGCCTTGGCCACTCAGAACGCGGCCACAACAGCCAGCTTTCACGCCATGAACCTTGCAGCGCTAGGTGGACCTTTGGGAATAGCAGCCATCGCCGGAGCAGCCCTGATCGGTGGCTTAGTGGGCTACGCGGCTGCAGGCGGCTTCAGTCCCAAGGCTGCGGCCGCAGCCAAACCCGAACCCAGCACCTTCGGGCCCTACCGCACAGGCGGCGGCACCTACATCTCGGTTCGAGCCAACGAAATCAGAACTCGGGCGGACGAGGAAGAGCTCCTGGACGATCAGCCTTATCGGAGATATCGCAAGTATAGAGCGTGAAAACATGGCTGCCACAACCACCATTGCGCATACACTTGTCTCCTCTCTCACCTTGACTCATCCAACTAATCTGCAGCGGGAATCCCCAAGCCGCATCATTGCAAGGCACGAGATTGTGAACAGGGAAGGCGATGAGGGGCAGGACATGGGCAGCGAGTCTCCCCCCTGGCTTCTTCAGGGGCGCTGCACCGACGCTCAGAAAGATACTTTGAGAAGTTTCTTTGATCAAGTGCAGATTGACACCAGCAACAACGGCTATGTGACCCTGACCCAAACGGACGATAACGATGCCACGATAACCAGCGTGGATAAGTTGGCGATTGAAAGCATGACCTTCGACTATGTGGGTGGCCTTCCCCATGTCTGGAGCTTCAGCATCGAGCTAAGAAGATATGTAGCTGCGTAGCATACATGGCTGGAAACCGACCTACCATAAACACGCTGACTCTCGGCGGCGCAAACGTGAAGAACGACTTCATCAGTCTTGATGTAGAGCAATCGGTTAGCCAAGTCATACCGAACGCCGTTTTGATCCTGAGCAATCGAGGCGACAAATACAGCACTGTGGACTGGCATGATGAGCTAATTGCCATCGTGAACGGCGTGAACCTTTTCAGCGGATACATTGACACCCCGCGCAGGCCGCGTAGCAAGCGGGAAGGAGTCAAGCTGGAAGTGGTGGCGCGAGGCTACATCGCCTCTATGGCGGACGTCGTTGGCAACCTGCATTTTGTCAACAACAAGGCAGACTACGCAGTGGCTGAAATTGTGCAAAGCTATAATGCGCTGAAAGGCTCAGCGGATCCAACTATCTCCATTGGTAGCAACCGAGCGCCCAGCAGTCAGCCGCCCTACGTCACCATGCAGCAGGAAGGCAAATCTCATATTCGCATGCTGCAGGAGCTGGGTGAGCTTCTAGGCCTGCCTGAGGCTTTCAGCGGCTACGACACCTTCTTCGACTATTATGTGAACAGCTCGAAGCAGCTCTACTTTGAGGAGATAGGGTACCGGAGCAGCGGCGTAGCCTTACTCACCGGCGACTGCAAACGAATTGTGCCAGTGATAGATTCGCTTCCGGTACGCACTATGTTTGTGGTCTTTGGAGACCAATACTGTGGCTCGCTTCCTCTTGAGATGGAGCTTGGCTACGGCGCCCAGCATAACGGAGCCCCATGGCGTGAGGATCCATGGAGCGAGCTGAACACTGAGGACTACCTTGAGGGACCTAACTGCGTCGATGTGCAAGCCGACGCAGGGTACTATGTGACGCTGGAAGCCATCCAAAGCACGCGAGCCATATTCGCCTCTTTTGAGGACCCGTGGACCGGATACTTCTACATGCGTTTTCCTCTCGCCTCAGGCAAGTGGCCCGGGCAGGACCCGGCAGGCGGCTTCAACACCTACAACATCACCAACATCGCAGACTACCCTGACGACGACTTGGAGTACCAGGGAGAAATCAACAAGATAGGACTCTATGTGGGTTATCGCCCGGGGGTCGAACAGAACATTACCTTCAGGCTTGAAGTGGTCACCACAGAGCCCAAACTGGGAGTCGACACGGTCACCATCAAAACAGACGAGAAAAGCATTGCACCTTTAGGCGACATACCGGGCACCTGGACATGGTTCGAGCACCCGTTCGGCCCCGGCAGCGCCGTAGGCACGGGAGACGAGCAGTGGCGCCTAGTCAGCCCAACCGAGGATGCGGCGCCCTACTGGGAGAACGTGTCTGAGCTCAGGTTCTGCTTCAACTTTCCCGCATCCGGACCACTCGACAGCATCTTTTATGGAGAGATAGATGGGCTGCGGTTCGTGAAGCCTCTCGTCGTCAAGCACATGGATGCGGCAGATACGATCGTGAAGTCGAAGCACCTGTTTGAGCCATGGGCGAAAGCCTACAGCTGGGCAAAGGCATGGGCGGCTTGTCAAGCTGAGAATGAGCGCATGCCTCAGAAATACACTGACATCGAAACCGTGGGCAAAGTGGATATTCCGATCGCTCAGACATTCACTTTGAACGGTACAGAGATGGTGGCAAGAACCATTAAGCATAGCATATCAAAGAGAAGAGGCTGGACCAGAAGCATCAAAGGATGGGAAAAAACTTGACCAAATATCGTCTCCAAACCAGACCGGGCTTAGGAAAAATGGTGGCTGACGTACAGGACGACATAGACGACTTGATGCGGAGAAAGGTGGGAAGAAGCGGCTCTGTGCCCGTGGTGGTAGTTGGTGCTGGTGCAGTTGGCGGTGCAGTAGCTACGTTCAACAAATATGTCTTGATTCCTAACAATTATCATGAGGAGTTTGGTTTTGATGATGCACTAGTGTCATGTATTGATGAGCAGGGCCGAGCGTGGGGGCGTGGCGCATCAGGATCTTATCCCGGCCCATTCTACGAACACCTTTTCAGAGAGAACTTATCGACAAAGACCTTCGAGAAGGTTCTTGACATAGAAACCGACTATATGACCCCCCCAGGCGAAATCATACAACTCTGCTGTGCAAAAGACGGAACTCTCTGGTGCTTCGGCAACTACGGCTACTATGGTGGCGACGACACGTATGTGGTGTACAAGTTAGGCACAAGCGACGATCCAGAAGCGACGGGTGAAGTGGAACATACCCTCGTCCCCTCATCCAACGTATATGTAGACGGCTTGGCAATGGACAGTGAGAGCAGACACTGGATTGGTCTAACCAACTACAATTTGTTTCCTAATGTTTATGCCTTCTTTTGTCTGGATGGCGACATTAGTCTCGAAGTTCCCGCCCTTGACCGGCCAATATCTACAGGAATCACTTCCAGCGATTGGTTAGTTTGCTCATGGGGGCAAAGGCAAGTGGTGTTCGCAAAAATAGGAAACGACCACCAGCTTGGAAATTTCGGCATGATACTAAACGACATATCGTACTTGGGGGCTGGCCGTTTCTGTCTGGATCCTTTAGATAATAAACTCAAAGCACTGGCCACGAATGACAATTTCAACAGATACTTTGTAGACAATGAGTATGCCTATGTGATCTACGTAATAAATGATAACTACCTTCCGAGTTGATTGAAATGAGCAAACCTGAATCACAGAAGAAGCTCTGCGCCTACGACAAGACGCGAGAATGCAACGAGCAATGCGCGGCCTTCCTGCAAGGCCGAGAGGCACGTTTTGGTCCAAGTGCATCGCTGTCTTGTCGACGCATGCTGACGGAAAGAGAAAGTCGCCGCCTTTGATTTGCAGTGTCGGCAAGTCTGCGGACGCTCTTTCTGCCTAGCTGCGCACTTTTCGGCGCCCGAAAATTCACGGAAATGAGGCAAAATCAGAGGCAAAATCAGCCAGTGGGATAGATGCTAGAGGGCTTGTTCTTGAAGCTCCTTATGTGTGATCCTTATGTATGCGCAAAATCGTTTTATATACTTTGACCGCGTCTAGCGGAGCTTGACAGAACTATGAGCGACGGGACGCTTGACGGGCCGGTGAAGGTAGACATGAACCGTGCAAGGCATAGCTCGAAAAGACAGGTCTATGATGCTTGGAGAGCCAAATATCAGGGCGATTGGGTTGAAGGAAAGCGCAGAGTCGACATTGTCAAGAAGGTGCTGCAGGACGCGGGGCACGCCGTTTGCGGCTTCGGCTTCTATGCGGAAAGCACCCGCAAGGCTCAAGAGATGCCGTCCGAGCCCGGGATTCCGGATCTGCAAGTTCTAGGTCTGAGCCGAGAACTCTTCTTGGAAGTGACGGGCACATCGAAGCCTTTAACGTTCGATTCTCCCCTGTGGATTCGACCTGACAAGTTCGGCTGGGCCCTGAAGCACCTGGACAAAGAAACATGGGCCGCTCACGTCTTGCCTGACCTGAGATTAGTGCGCTTCATTCTCCTTGATGATCCGTACCGATACGGAACAGTCAAGGTGTCAATTCGAGGCGGCCCTGAAACCTATCTCGAGATCCCCTCGGAGCAGGCATGGTCAGCTGACCGCTTCCTGATCTACCTGGACTCTCTTCGGCCGCTGTTGTCGACAGAAACAAAGCGCGACCCCGAGAAAAGTAGAGTTCTCAGCCAGTTCATGTAGCCATCAAAAGCAGTTATATAGGGCGTCCGTAGCTTAACGGACATGGCGACTGAGATGAGCGAAGACAGTCGACCGGAACCACCTCACCGGCTCAGCCGGGAAGGTGTCCGAGACAACGACCAAGAGGGGAGCGAGGAGCAGGAATGAATAGACTTCTGTTCGCTCTCCGGAAAGGAATCTGCTTGCTGCAAATAAAACTGCGCCCTCGAGGCGCGATTCTTGCGGTTAATGCAGACGAGATCCGTGTGATCCGAACCAAGCGAGGTAAGGCGTGATGGGTCATCCAGAAGCCTTTGAAGAACTCAAGAAGTACATGGATGAGGTTATAGCGAAGAGTCATCTGACACGCGTAGTCCATGTGGGAAGAACGATTCCTGTTCCTAGCCAAGTGGCGCCAGGTGAGTTTGAGTATGTGAAAGTCGGCTTCTTCGAAGAGACGCCCATAGGCAAGAAACGACTGGATTTTGCGCACGAACTTCAAACCGACCTGAACGTGCTGATCGGAGAAGCCAAAGCTGCCTATGTGGAGAATGCGCAGAAGCAACCGGATGTGCAGCCCCCATCGCGCACATCGAGTGCGCCGCCTACACGGACCGCACCGGCCAAGCCGCCCGAGAGCAAAGATCTGGAACAGCTTCTGAATGGGCTGCAATGGAGCGTGCCGAACGAGAAAGGCTACCAGTGGTGCTACCGCGACGAAGCCGAGGCCAATCCCTCAATCAAACAATTCATCGCAGAGATGGGCGGCAAATGGAAACGCTATGGAGCGTACAGCTACATTGTGAGCGGCGAAGGAGACACGTTGCTGGGGCGCATACCGATCAGGGGGAGCAAGTGAATGGTCGACAGGCGTTTCTGCGATTGGTGCGGCAAAGACATCACCGACCAGCCTCAGCGCCTTCTCAACATGAAGGCAAAAATGAAGAGGAGCGATGACTTCATGGAATGGTTTGAGGAACAGCTTTGCGAACCCTGCGGAGTCGACGCCGAACTTGCCTTGAACGGGTTGAAGGAAAAGAAGCGTGCTCTGGCGGGTCTGGAAGCGGTGCGAGGAAATCAAAATGAATGAGAAGTGCGACTATCCTGGCTGTATGCATGATTCGACCTACGTGTCAGAGTCAGGCGTCAGGACTTGCCCCCGGCACCGAGCCCGTCTGATCCTCATGACTAAAACGACTAAAACTGTCAAGGAAGGCTGGGGTAAGCCTCTGCTAGCCAACACACGACACTACTTTGTGGACTCCAGGTCCCTCTGCGGATCTTGGGGAGTCTACCATGGACGTCTTGAGCAAGGCGGAGATGATTCGCCAAACAACTGCAAGGAATGCGCGAGGCGCCTCAAAGGGCGCAGGGCGGGGCAATGGTTCAAGGAGAAACGAAACCATGACCCTTGATTCTTTGCTGATCACTTCCGCAGCCCTGATGGGAATAGGAGTCGGCGGATACTACCTGTGGAAATGGTGGGGCGGATTTGCAGCATGGGCGCACACCGCACGCGTGCTCGTTCAGCTTGGACGCAGGCTGGATCGCGTTGAAGAAGAAATGAAGAGGAGAAAGCTATGAGGCGCCAGTATCGAGGGCTTCTTCCCAGAAACTTGACCATGTATGTACGGCGGTATATACGCGGCGGCCGCTACGACTCCAGAAAGCACTATGAGCTGAAGCAGCGCCTACTTTCGGGCCGGTTGGACTTCGACCTGCTTGAAAAGTATCTGCGAGCCGTCAACAAGAGGCGAGGCAAGAAACCATGAGCCACCGTGAACAAGCTGAAAAACATAGAGTGCACAAAGCGAGGCACTTGAAGCTGCACCACGCCCTAGATGAGCTTATCGCCGACTTTATCCTTCATGTGGACAAGTGGCCATCAGAAACCACCCTCTTCGAGCTGATGCAGTGGTCCTATCAACAAACCATTGAGCCTACGGAGAAGGCGAAGCAGACATGAGTGAGTCAAGCTACCAGCAGGAGTTCCTAATGTCGCCTGAAACTTTCGCACGCCGAATCCGCCGCCACTGCTTCAGATGCACCGACCTGATTCATACAGATCAGCCTTGCGAGATCTGCGGCCGGCCAGTCAAAACCAGATGCCACTGGCTCTTTCACCTGTCTCTGCACTGCGAGTGCTGCCAGAGCTACATGAAACGGATAGAGCGTGAGGAGAAGTATCGGCGGTTTGTGGATCCGCCTTGCGTCAACCGGGGAGAGCCAGGCTCGGCGCCTCAGTCGTCGCCAAGTCAATTCTCTGAGACACGTGATCCCCTTCTTGGCAGCCCCGAGCCGGCCCCTAAAACCTGAAGCGAGGCTGCCGACATGACTCAACCCAAGATTCACTGCATGGCCGACTCCCAGTGTCCAAGACATCACAGGGGCTTCCGAATCACGAGCAAGGAAAGGTGCACAGGATGCCCCGACGCCATGGTCAAGAAGTGGGATTGGTCCGAGGGAAGAACTCTCTTGGCGGCGTATGAAGGAGAGGTGCCGGCGGAATGGTAACTTTGATTCGTCCGCATTGCCCTGATCCAAGCTGCCACAAAGCCCTTCGAATGAACCCCCACGACCACAAAGAGCGCCGACCCCATCAACGAGTCGGCGTCAGCAAATACGACCGACACTTCCTTTGCGTGCCTTGCCACACGTGGCTCAAGCCCAGTGAAGCGGTGACCCGGATGAACGGCCAGTGAGTGCCTTACCTGCAAGCCTTAGCGGCCCAGACCCCTCTACTTCCACTGCAACTTGTGAGTGTGTGTGTGTGCGAAAATGAGACTTAGCAACATTGCGTTGATGAACCGTATTGTGGCTCATGTGCGCGACAAGGGTGGCGATGTCAGCATGGGCGAAATAGAGCTGGAAGTTCATGTGCCTGTCTGGAAGCAGTATTGGTTGGCTCGGGCCTACCGAGACTACTTCCTTGATGTTCGGTTGGAAGAGAGTAGGTGGGTGATTAACGCCGTTAACGAGAATGGCATAGTGCCCCCACAAACACAAGACATTCTGTCACACACACACACAAAGAAAGAGAGAGAAGAGTGAAAGTAATGGCAAGTCCGTATAAGACAATGATCGACCCCCATCTTGAAGAAGTTCTGATCCAGAAGCTGGCCGTAGTGGCTGAAGAATCCATGGCTGACCTGACCCAACTCAAGCATGACTTGAAGCTGAGCACGTACTATCACATACTGCTTCGGCAGATGGTTCTAAGCCTGAGAAGCTGCGTGCTGGCTGAGGACTTGGGGCCGGAAAGCTACGACGTCACCTTTCCCTTTGAGTACCCGGACGGATGGTGGCAAGCCTTCAAACGCCAGTACTTTCCCGCCTGGCTGTTGGTTCGTTTCCCGGTGCGCATGAAGACTGTCACAGGCCGAAGGATGGTGGTGCTGGAGAAGTACGCAGTGTACCCCAAACTCAACAAGGTCTTTCCTAAGCCGGGGCCGCTCGTCCTGAAGTACATGGTGAGAGAAGATGAGCGCACCTAGCTGGGCGCATCAGGAAAACCGAGGACGCTGCCCAAAATGCGGAGATCTTCTGGATGCGCATACCTCTGTGAGTGGAGAGATGGAAGCCAAGCCGGCCGAAGGCGATCTTTCAGTCTGCTTCTCCTGCACCGCACTGTTAGTGTACACCAAAGACGGGCTTCGGCTCATGACTGATCAAGAATATGCTGAGCTAACCTCGCAGGAAAGAGCATACTTGGACTTTGCCAAGGCCAAGATTGGGAAGCTCCATGAGAGGAACCAACAGCCATGATCTACCAACTGTGGCTGCGCCTGAAGTACTGGATCGCCCGGCGCCTGTACTGGCGAGGACTCGCAGACTATGATGCACGATGGTGGCACCCCGATCTGGACGATGGACAACAAGGGCTCGCATACGTCCTGATCAAGTGGAGACTGCGCCGGCAAGCTGGTGGAAAAAGAAATGAAGAGATATCGTAGAAGATATTGGCTCATCACAGAAATCAAGCGTACCCAAGCACACGACGACCCGAAACCCACCTACACAACCACAGGCATTCCTTGTGACCATGCTCGAGTGAGCGGCGGCCTGCACAGGGCAACGAAGAACTTGGGCGACTGCATGGTCTGCCACAAGCCCATCATGAAAGGCCAGCTGTACGTGCAGCCCCACAGTCTCTGGGCGAACAGGGTGCACGCCAGCTGCCACCACTACCCCTGCTACCTGGCTGTTCGAGTGAAGTCCCGAACCCTTCTGAGAGGCGCCACAGTCTACGTCAAGGAATTCAAAGAGGCACCGAAAGATGAGGAAGATCAGAAGGAAGCGTCGGTTTCTCAAGGGCAAGTCTAAGGAGTCGTATCGGCCCGGCTGGCGCTTCCCTCAGCTGATTGAACATGAAATTATCAAGTGGATCCTGCATCCCTGCCTTCATGTCTGCAGCGGTCAGAGTCCTCTTGGAGACATCAAACTAGACCTATATGAGAGGGCCGATATCAGAGCAGACCACTGCTGGCTACCGATCCGGTCAGGTCACTTCAGATCTATCATTTGGGATCCACCCTATGAAGGTGTGACCCTCTGGAACACCAAACCCGCACTAATTCAGATGAAAGAGGCCTTGCCGACTGGCGGCCGCCTTATCTCTCTGCACTACTTGGATCCTTCGCTCTACCTCAAACGCAGCATGCGTCTCATCGCCAAGTTCTTTTTTGAACCGGCTGAGTTTCGGGGCCTTCGAGTTCTGACCGTGCTCGAAAAGTTGTCAAGCCCTCGGATTTCACCCCGCCGAATGCCTCGCCTTATTTCCATGCCCATCCGCATGTGGGAGCCTGATCTGCTAGATGACTGTTCCAGAAAGCAAGCGCCCTTTCAGCCACGACAGATATCAGAGCAAGGGTGAAGTGGACCAGCTCATCTTTCTGGAAAAGATGCGCGTGCATCCCGACTTCATCAACCACCCTATCTTCCGCCTGATCACAAGCGCCGACCAGTACTATGAGCTGGACCCGCCGAAAGACGACTGGGTCGCAGTCGCCGTCTTCATGGATGGGCCGATCCACGCTCGGTCAGAGAAGCAAAAGGAGAAAGATGCTTGGGTCGACCGGCAGCTGCGTGAAATGCACATCTATCCTCTCCGGCTGCCGTACCGTCGCCTGACCGAGCGGAACATGCGTGCCTTTGCCGCAAGGGTGTGCAAAGCGATAAATAACCCCGGGCCCTAGGCTTCTCCCGCAAAATAGCGTGGAACGTTGCGTAAGGCTCTCTTAAGGAGCTGTCTCTTTAGCCATGCAACTCTGGTTTGAACTCCGGAATCAGCCGATCGCGCAGTCTACCAGCAGAAAGCATCGCGGATACGCCAGCCGACGCAGACATGAAATGCGCCGGCAAGAACGTCTGCAGAAAGCTCTTTCTCCCTACGCTATGGTTCAAGGCATCATTCGCGGCGCCATGTGGCAATCTTCTTTCCGGGACCGTGAGCGGGCTGAAACCGTGAGCCTCAACAGTTACCCGAGCGTAGGCGTGGCGAAAGGAGACGTGTTGACGCAACGCGACCACAGCTATGTGCACCCAAGTTTAAGAAGGAATTGAGAAAGAATGAAAGGACCACCTTGTTTCTCGCCGGACTGCAATCGATGCGGCCTCGGCGGGATCTGCAGAAACCATCCAGCTAATCAACCCGCGGCGCCTCAGGCAGCAGACATATTGCAGGCTCTGTTCAGCCAGCAGGCGCCACCCACCATCCGTCAGGGACCCCTCATGTTTCTGTGGGACGGCACCGTGCTCACGAGTTCAGGTGAACGCATGCCTCTTCAAGAGTTTCTGGCGAAGGCACGAGGCGAATAGTCATGGATCCACAACTAACCGCGCTTTTGATTGAACTGTGCGCAGGTATCTTGGGCGGAGTCGCCTACATGATCCTGCCGCCTGAAAGCCACGATGTGCTCACCGACGCAAAACAGTGGTTGCGCCACCTGTTCGCAGGCGGCCTAGTCGGCCTGCTCGCCTACCTGAGCGGCGTCAAACCTGATCTAGTCTCTCTCGCTGGCATCATCGGATCTGGCTACTGGGGCATCGACGTGATCAAGTATGCGTTTAACCACTTCCGGCCGAAAGAAGGCTTGTCGCAGAAGGAACTTGAGCAGCTTGACCCGACCACGCAGCTAGCCATCAAAAACCTTGAAGAAGCCACCCGAAAAGACTTCAGCAAGCACCCCGTCAAGTTGGGCGACAAAGAGTTCGAGAAGAATGAAGGCGACCGCCTCACAAGCCTCAACGCCGGCCTATTCGGATCCGTGTGGCCCGCCCGAGGCGTCACTCGAGCGGAACAGTACGAGCACATGGTGCAGGGCACACCGCTTGGCAAGAAGCTGGTTCGCATCTTCAGCAAAAAGCCGCCAGTCGCCCCTTTGTTCACAGACTTGCCGACACTGCAAATCAAAGGACGCGTTCTTCCAGAAGAAATACAGATCCTCACGATTCCTGACGGCGACTGGGGCGACACTGCATGCCGCTTCGGCCAATACTGGAACAAGAAGATGATAGGCGAATACGCTAGGCAGCTTGGATTCTCAGTCGTAGAGCTTGATGGCGACCAAGCGAAGCGAACTCAGTTTGAAGCAGCCACCGCTGCCACCTCGCTAGTCCGAGGAATAGAAGGTACCGGCCACGGAGACTCCACAAGGTACACGGGATACCGACAAGATGTGCTACTTGAACCTGTGAACTACGGCAACATGAGAAACCGGATCGGCAGCTTCCTCAGCTGCCAGTTCGGCGACTCTTTCCAGCAGCGCCTCAGCCAAGGAGAGCTCGCAGAGCACTCTTACATAGAGGACTTTGTGTTCAGCATCGACAACGAAGATCCGACCATGGACTCGCACAGCAAGTACTTTTTCTGTCCGCACAGCGACTACTTCCGAGCGCTCTTGGAAGGGCTGCTGCACGGCCCCGCCACCGTAGCCTGCATCACGTCATGGAACACTTGGCTTAGCAAGGCGCCGTACACCATCCAGTACTACATGCAGTGGGACATTGATGCGCAGCAGTTTCCGGGAGACGATGCCGCAGGCCTAGGCGGATCACCCGCTGAGAAAGTTGACAAGGTAGAATTCTATCTAGACGACGCTTTGGCGGACACAAAGACGCAGCCCAAGACCGGCAACCTGTACGAGTCCATTCAGACCCTTGAACCCGGAACCTACACATGGTGGAGCGTGCCCTACTACAAAGGCGTGCGCGGACAGGAGAGTGCACACATCACGTTCGAAGTTGAAGAAAGCTCAACAGATACATCGAAAGCTATCGCAGTGAGCCCCAAGCAAGGAGACAAAGTGCCCGCCGGACCCGTTCCCCTGCAAGCAGAGGCCGTGATCGTAAAACAAACATAGCCTCGGCATGGGACCGGATCTTGACTGTTGACCCTGACGTTAGATCACTGCCCGACCGAGAGCTTCTAATCCTCGTCGCAGAGAGAGTGCGCACCCTCAGCGAACAGATCAAGCCCATGTGCGACAGCTACCCCCGCTACCAGGAGCGCGTCGACACGCACATAGAGAACCACCGCACCAACACTGCCACCATCCTTGTAATCGCAGGGATTATAGCCACCCTCATCGCAGCCATAGTCCCAAGGTTCGTGAAATGACTGAGGAAGGGCCGCTCTGGCGTCCAGGCTCCCGCGCCCGACAAGCACTAGGTCTCCCCACCAGCTACACTCGCACCTCTGAGCTTACACCTAAAGCTGTACCTCTTCCGGCGATAACCCCCCTCTGCTACTTCTGCGGAAACACACTCACCGAAGAGACACGCTGCACCTGCGATGCTTGCCCCAAAAAACACTGCACCGCTTGTCACACTCTCCTAGAACGAAAAGGCTGGCTACACCTATCAGAGAAAGCGCTTCACGAATCAATCACGCTGGAGACTCGTCAACAGATCGGTTTGATCACCTACTTCTTCTCACACATGACCTTGGTTTCGGAGATGTTTGGATAACGCAATATACAGCTTCACTAAGCCATGTGCAGCAGCTTCTCACCCTCTTCGCCCTGCGCTGCCTCATCCACGGTCAGCCCCTGCTACTCCAGCGCCGAGACGGCTCCATGCTCTTCTGGTGCGGCTGCTCATGACAAACTCCCCGCACCATCCCCTGAGTTGGTGGGACCCCAAGGACGGTCCTATCAGCTTCATCCACTTTCTAGGCTGGAAGACGAGCCGACTAGACAAACCTGTCGAAACCCGTAAAGCACAGCCTTCATATCCCCAAAGCAAGGAAGAACCCCCCCATGTCTAACGCTCCCCCTGAAACAAACCTGCCCAACATAGAGCGGTCAAAGCGACGCATATTCGACCAATACACCGTCCTAAGAGTGTCAACGCAGAACCTGGGAGAAGCAATCGTAGCATACATCCAAGACGTCGAACGCCGACAAGCCCTACTCACCCTCAAAGAAAAAGACAAGAAGCCAAGCCCCCCAAAGGAAGCCCCCCATGACAAAGAATGACGCACCCCCGACAAAAACCCCCACAAAAGATGACGGCAAAAAAACCACCCCGCCACTCCGAACCAGACAAGACAGAGCCTACCGAGCCTGGCAACTCCACCTCACAGGCACCCCCGCCCACATCATAACCCAAAACCTCAAAACCCTAGGCTTCAAATGCAGCCAACGAACCATAGAACGCGACCTCTCCGACATGCGAGCCAAACGCCAAATCGATCAGGCTACGAAACCCGACCTGTACAAGCGTGACCTGGCTCAAAGCGTGGACGAAAAGAAAGGCCTGTTCAAGAAGCTGCAGGAAATTGTTGAGAAGCCTGCGCGGTTCGATGAGGAAGGCAACGAAGAGGACCGAAGCTTTGTGCAGGTCCACGCAATCAGAGCGGCCACGGTGCTCTCTCGGGATCTGGACCGCCTGTACGGATTAGACCTGTCAGCCGTGAGGATGAAACTAGATGAGCATGAGGCAGCAATCGCAAGTCTCCAACAGGCTCTTGCAGCAAGAAAAGGACCTGCAGCAAATCAAGGAGCAGATAGCGCGAAGCCAAGCTCTGGAAGCCCTGCACCAGGACCCAGTTGAGTGGGCCCTGCGCTGCCGCATCCTGAAAGGCGCAGCGTTCACCTTCCAAGACCGCGACTATCTCCTGCCGATCTACCGGGATCCGCACCGGCGAGTAGTGGTGGCCAAAGCCCGGCAGATGGAGATGACGGAGTGGATCGTGAACTGGCTGCTCTACCAGCTGACCACGAACCCCAACACCACGGCGATCTACACGGCTCCCAGAATGGATCAGGTCAGCCGCTTCAGTCGAGACAGGCTCAGAAAAGCGATCTGGGACAGCCCCGTGCTCAGGCATGTGGTGATTGAGTCTAAGGACGTGGAAGGGCAACCGGCCATCAGCCGCATACCCTTCGACAACGGCTCCCTCTGCTACATGTACTCAGGCTGGGGAGACTTCAGCGCCATAAGAAACATACCGGCAGACTTCGCAGCCGTAGATGAAGCCCAAGACGTTTCAAGCGAAGCCTTACCAGTCCTGACAGAAACTATGGCTCACAGCAGCTTCGGCCGCATGGTCATAGTGGGCACATCTTCAGACGCAGGCTCACAGTTCGACCAGCGCTGGCAGGAAAGCGACATGAAGGAATGGGACTCAGACGCTAAGGCGTGGGTTCCTCAAAAACCCCAAAACCGCAGCTACAGCGGCTACCACATGACGCAGGAGATGGCCGTGTGGATCACAAAGCTGCCGCCCGAAGACGTCAACAGCATTCCCTACAAGCGTGCGCACTACTTGCCCCGCCTCTTCCAAAATGAAGTGCTCGGCCTGTTCTACCGAGGCTTAAGGAAACCTTTGATCACGCAGGACCTGATGGAGTGCCGAGACTTTGAGTCAACCATGTTCCAAGCCCTCAACGCGCCCTATGTCTCGTATGCCGGGATCGACTGGGGCGGCGGAGAATTCTCCTTCACCCTGATCTGGATCATGGCGATGGACGAGCTGGATCGATGGCGCCTGCTCTATGTGCACAAGTTTGACGAGCGCGACCCAATGAAACAGGTCGCCACGATCGGCAACCTGATCAACCTGTTCAACGTCAAGCAGGCCGTAGCTGACATGGGTTATGGCGCTGTGCAAGTCTCGGAGCTGCAGAAGAAGTTCGCGGATCGGGTCTTGGGCTGCCACTACATCAGGCGCCCCGAGCTCCCGCTCGAAATGAAGCACCGGGACGAAGCTGGAGAAAGAATCGCCCAAATGATCCTGCTCGCAGACCGCAGCTTCTGGATCGAAACCGCTCTGGACGTGATCAAACGCACCGGCCCAGACGGCAAACCTACGCCTCGCCTAGTCCTGCCATGGCAGCGGCCGGAAGAAGTGGAGTGGCTCATCGACCACTTCACGTGCCTAGAAATGGAAGAGCAGGAAACCGTCGCCGGCAAGAAATATCACCACTACACGCATCCGGAAGGCCAACCGGACGACGCTTATCATTCATTCGTTTATGCTCTGATTGCATACCACGCCAGGAAGATGGGTCATGAGCTAGGCGTGGTGGATCTGTTCGGATAGAGAGGTGAGAAAATGCACTTGATCTTGGATATGGTTGTTGGCTATGCGCTTGTGCGAATCCTGCCTGCGTTGCTGATCTTGGGCGCCTACGAGCTGATTCGACGCGTTCTCACACAGAGAGGTAGATGAAAGTAATGGACGAATATCAACCTGGAGATGTCGACAAACTGTACGACTACCACCGAAGGCGCAGCTGGCATCAAAAGCTCCTAGAAGAACACAACCGAAACCGAATCATCGAAGCATGCTTCTGGATCGGGCTCGTCATGATGATCTGGGACTTCTGGGAAGAAGTCCTGCACCTACATGAGCCGCTCTACTGCTTGCTCAGCCCCACCGGGCTGCCGGGCCTACACCACTTCTGGTACGGCGCCATCCTTGTGGCAGTCGCATGGTTCCTCTACGGCTGGCGAAAGAAATGAACAAATATATGCCGGATCATGGCCCCCCTACCCGAGTGGCTGAGCAACCAATCCCAAAGAGTCTGATCTGCGATCGATGCAAGAAACCGTTCCTGCCCGAAAAGCACTATCAACCCACAAAATCATCCTGCTACATAGGCACACGGGCACTCAAGCATCTTATCGTAACGGAGCATCTTTGCTCTGACTGCCGAGCCAAGCAACCCTACTGGCGCTTCAATGTTCCTGAAAAGATGATGGTTCGATGAGCGAGCAGGAATGCGAAGCCTGCGGCGACCCCATCCCTGAAGGAGAAGACGAATACATAGATGGCAAGGGTCCTTACTGCTACCACTGCTGGAAGAAAAGGCGAACAGACTGAAAAGCAGAGCGACAGAGAGATGTGTTCGCTGCGGCAAACCCCGAGGACGCAAGCTGCTGCTCTGCAAAGCCTGCGCCCGAGAAGACATGGAGCGAATGAAACGTGAGCGTTGAAGATCCTAAGCTGCCGGCCAAAGTCACATCGGCACCCCTCGCCGAAACCTCAGCCAAGAAGCGACGCGGCCGCCTGCTCATGTCAAGCCTCGCCTGCCCCCGCTGCCACAAGCTAGGCACCACCTACCGGATCCCAGAGCAGCTCGACATGGGTCCCTGGAAGCTGGACCTGCCTTTCTTCGAGTGCTCAGGCTGCGCCATGAAGTGGTACGACTACACGGAAATGCTGGCGTACATCCTTGCCAGAAATGAATCCGACCGAATGACGAGGAAGCCCACTTAGATGCGCCAATTCTTGTTGTTGATGATGAGAAAAATTTGGTGTTGACTGACCCCGAACTGCTTCGCTAACTTGCGTTGGCTCCCAATAATAGGATAACTTGCTCGAATTTCATTCACTTCCTTCCAAGTCAGCTTTGCCTGACCATGCTCTTCTCCCTTCAAGAAGACACCGCGTCCTTTATTGATCATATCCCGCATATTGTCGATATGTTTACCGAGGAACAGGTGTGCAGGATTCACACAGCGTTTGTTGTCGCAATGATGCAGAACATCCATGCCTTGAGGGATCGCGCTGAAAATCAGTTCGTAAGCGACTCGATGAGCATATTCGGGGCCGCCATTACGCCAAAACCAGCCATAGCCACCGCCCGCTGTGCATCCTAACCAAAACCAACAATCAGGTGTTTTCTTGACTTTTGACCAAAATCGTTTCATAATCATGATGGGTACAGCATATCAAATAAGCCTTTGGCGAGAAACGAGGCGGACCGAAGAACTCAAACCTCGCCTCAACCTTCATAGTTACGCAGGCATCCCCGAATCGTCTGAAGCTCTGGCGATTCCCTGTCTGAGATTATAGCTCATCTCGGCAGTCGCCAAACGGGAAAGATGCCTGCGCTCAAGCTGATCAACAATGAGTGAGACACAGGTCGACGTTACCAAAGTCAAGGGCGCCGCCCTGAAAACCCCAACGGTGACCGCTGCGCTTCCCATAAGCGTAGAGAACCCTGCGCTCGCCTACGACTCCGCCAAGGATCGCTTCAAGATTGACATAGAAGCGATTGCTGGCGAAGACCAATCAGCTCGGGACTGGAGCCTTGACCTAGCGAAGCTGCAGAACCTTCCCACAGATCCGGCGAAAGAATCCGGCAAACTCACCACCATTGACAGCACCCTCACCGCAATCGACTCAGTGCTTGATGACGTCAAGGCGCTGCTGGCAGGCGGTTTACCGGCCGCCCTAGACGGCGAAGCCCTGAAAGTGAGTGAGCAGAACTGGCCTGCAAGCTACGTGGTCGAAGCCACCAACCTAGACATTCGCGATCTCACGGAAACAGAGCGCACGCCTCTCGGTTCTAAAGGCGTGGCGCTGCAGCAGAAAACGACCAGCAATGATCTCATCGTCACCTTAGACGGAGAAACCATCACGGTTCAGGCTACGCATCTGGATATTCGAGACCTCACCACGACGGAGCGCACCCCTCTTGGCTCCAATGCTGCACCCTTGCAGCAGGTCGCTGGAGATAATGCACTCAGAGTCAGAGAGCAGGAATTTCCCAGCGACTACCCTGACGCAGCCACCCTCGCCATCTTGGTAAGCCTACTCGCAGGCGGCCTTCCAAGCACACTCACCGCAGACAAGCTCAAGGTTCGAGCCACAGAAATAGAAACCCTGCTGGCGGCCGGGCTTCCCAGTGCGCTGGATGGCGACGCTCTCAAGGTGAGCGAGCAAAGCCCTCTCTCCACCATTGAAGTGAGCAACTTTCCCGCAGACTACCCGGACTCAGCTGTCGCCACACTACTGGCCGCCGGTCTACCGACGGCCCTAGACACAGATGCCTTGAAGACTCGGGAGCAGAACCCAATAACGGGGTTCGCAACCCAGACAACCTTAGCTTTGATCGCTGGCTACGTGGACGGACTTGAAGCACTCTTAGGCGGCGGCCTACCAAGCGCCTTAGCCACAGACGCTTTGAAAATTAGAGAGCAGGGTACGCCTACGGTCACCGTGGGCACCTTCCCTGACAACGAACCTTTCAACCTCAACCAAGTCGGCGGCACAGCTCAAACAGCCGCAGACTGGACGCCGCTACTGCAGAAGCTAGACGCTGCTCTGAGTACGATGGCGAGGCTTCAACCATGGTATCAAACAAACTTTACGCGAGTCAATCGGGGCTATTCAGCAGCATTGATTGCGCCTCACGAATTCACAAACCGCTGGACCTACACGATTCCAGCTTCACGCATCGGACGTGTGATGATGGCAGAGGTTGAATTAATGAGGGATGCAGCCCCAGTAGCGGCAGGCACAGCATACTGCTACATCACTATCGGAGCAGTTTTCGGACCAGACATGAGAGAGATTACCGCGACTGTGGGCGTTCCAAGGGTTCTATTCACAAGTGAGGGTAGTATTGCGATTGCGGATGACGTGATAACGTGCACAACGGCAGACGGAAGCAACGGGGGCACCTATACATACGTGAACTGCGCGAACATCATGGTGTTCAACACATGACAACCAAACTCAAAGTCAAGATGATAGGCTCAGGCACACAGAGCGACCCATACCGTGTTGATCTTCCAACGTGGCAAGGCATCCAGTTCGACACTGATCCAACCGTCATACTCGACCTAGACCATCCAGACCCCAACGATCCGAAGCACATCAAACAGATCATAGCTGGCAAGAAGCCTCCTCACGCCT